CAGCACGTCAGAAAGCTGCTCTGGAGTGAGAGTCTCAAGACTTTTTCGAGCATCACCGGAGGTGACACTATCAAAAGCACTCTTCGCATACTCCGTCACCGCCTGTATCTGGGCTGGACAAATGTCTTTCGCTTTGCAGAAGCGACAGTGCGAACCCATCGTGTAGCTGTGCGGTTGATCCTGTACACGTTGCACCGCCGCTTTTAGCTCTTCTGCAAAAGCAATCAACTCTTCAGCTGTAACCCGGCGTGTGCGCACCGCATCTTCAGAGATGCTTAGCGGCCAAAGCTCACTGGTGCGGGGTTGCACGATACTGATGTACATCTCCTCTAGCTCACTCTTCAGGTAATCCCGAACACGTACACCGGAAGGAACGCGTGATAGCACCGCGCCTAGCAGATAGTACATCAGTTGGCTGTTCGGGCTACCATCTTCATCTACATTTACATAGACACCCGCGCCATGCTTGTAGTCCATGATGTGCAGATACTGAGGAGAGTAGATTTCCGTATCGCACGTACCCCACATATCTTCCAAACCAAGTGGAGCCAGTGATACCTGTGTCTCCCACTTGATCGTGCTAGCGGGATGACTGGCAAACGAGTTGACGGTGCTAACATAATGCTCAGCACATCGCTTTGCTTCCTCACTAATCTCCATCGCCAGACGTGGAAACTTACCCGTGCGGCCCAGCACTTCGTTGATGCTGTGCTGGTTGGTTCCTTCTTCCGCGTAGGAAGAGGTTGTATCCGGTGCTTTATCCCATAGCGCAGGAGCACCGGAGCACTTCATGAATATACCGGCTTTACTCGCCGACAGTCGTGCATGCACTTTCCAACTCCTGTTTAATGGCTTGAAAATGTTGTGGAGGAACAAGAGCAATCTTACGTTGACCGCAATGCTTCTCCAGAATGTTACCGACTTCCTTTCCCGTGATCACGGGAATCTTGCTGTTGACAAAGTTGATGAAGCTGCGTTTATCTTGAGAGTCGCCTGACTTTTCTGGAGCACTGGCCGGTGCACCCGTCAATGGTGCGAATGTTCCGTCTGGCGACTCTTGAGATTGAGTATGCAGATTGTCGTTTGTCTTGTCAATAGGAAAAGGAGTTTTATCTCCATCCCATTCCGCCATCAGCACCTTTAGCGCCATTAGCGCCTTGAAGTCCTCTGGCTTGTTGGTGTCAAACTCAAACTTGAGAATCATGTTGCCCCGTTTGAATCTGATGAAAGGTCTTCATACCACGCAGAAACTGCAACGCTTCTCCACCACTCTTGTTGTCCACAAATCGCTTGTTGGTCGCGACATTGTATATACTGAAGGTATATCCATTTCGTAACCAGCCGACACGATGCTCAAGCGGCAGATCCTCATTCAACTCTGCACACAGCTGGTGCATGCGCACGGACGGCAGGTTTCCGGAGGGAGAACCTTTGTGTGCCGTAGTCAGATTGTGATTCAGGTTCATTCTTCTTTCTCCTTGTGTTTGCGTTTACGAGAATACTTCAACTCCGGTTTCTGTTTCTGCGCGAACCGGGTCCGCATTAGCAGTGCTAATTTAGCACCGAGTTTTGGTTTGTATTTCATCTCAATATTCCTCTTCCAAGTCGGCTGGATCTCCTTGCGGTTGATCCAGACCACAGTGATCACGGTATGTGTAGCAGCACGCTTCGCAAAGTCGTCCGGCATACACGTTAAAACTATAACGTTCCTCAATCTCAAACAGATCTCGCTTTCCACATCGAGAACAAGTGATGAGGCGTTCCATCTCCTCCTCTTCTCGCCGTTCTTCTTCCAAGATCTCCGCGTGAATCTCTTCTTCTTCGACAGTCATGATCTTCTCCTTTCTATACGGGGATTTCGATGACTACATCCGGATCTTTCGGACCATAGTAGGCACCGGATGATTCGAGCGGACGCAACTCTTTATTCATATGATCCAGTTCCGGTACCCAAAGTACATAGTTTAGGTCATCCCATTGATGGGAATCGTTACGCGAATGAACATCAGTGCCTTCAATAAAGGCATAGTGCTCAACACCCAAAGCCCGAAGTTCATCGCAAGCCAGCTTCAGGTCTGACGCATTTTCTCGAATATACAGGTACTGACCTTGCGCATAAAGCTCTGGTAAGCCCTTAAAAGTGCTAATGCGTGTAAAAAACCGAAACGGAGGAAGTGGTTTGTTTTCAAGATTCAAATACTCAAACGGTATTTCAAGCTCAAGTAGCGCATCACTCCAATCTTGGTAAAATGCCTGTAGATCGGCATCGCACATCGTATGAATCGCTAACTGGGTAAACGGGGATAGTTTTGGAAACTTCATTCAGACCTCTACGCTAATTTAAGTTCAGATAGCATCTCGGTTTTGCGAGCGAGCGTTTCCGCTACGGCTTCGTCGATCGAGTTCGCTATCACAAGAGTACGCACATGAACCGGTCGAGTCTGACCGATGCGGTGTGCGCGTTTCGCAGCCTGTGCATTGACCGCCGGTGTCCATGACTGCTCCAGAAACAGCACATCGGATGCGGCAGTCAACGTGACTGCGGTGGATGCTGCCGTTAATTGGGCAGCAATCAAACGGACGTTTGGGTCCGTTTGAAAATCATCGATCGCTTTAACACGGTCTTTCTCTGTCGTGCCACCCAGAATCAGCCGCGAGTTCGGAATAGCGTCAGCTATTCGGGCTAGCGGCATACGGTGGTGACCGAAGACGATCAGCTTGCGACCGGAATTCAGAAAGTCGGTGATCCAGTCAATCGCATAATAAGTTTTTGCTTCTGCTAGCATGCGTCGCAGGTTGGCTAACTTTCCGACCGAAGTCATTGCATCCTTTGCCATTGTCTGACGCAGCACATTCCGCAACTCTTGCTGGGCTAAGTGTCCTTCCTCTGAGCGCAGGTAATCCTGTAGCTCAGCATTCTGTTCACAATATATATTGGAGAAGCGCAGCTGCGGCAGTTCGAGTTCCACGTCACGCAGTGTCTTACGGGAAGCGGTTTCATCGAGTATGCGACGCAGTTCAAAAGAGTTTCGTGTACCGACAACCTTGTCGAAAGATTTACCGTAAGCACTGGTAAAGGTGCGCAGCTTACAGAAGTATTGTTGAAAGCCGCGAAACTTCTTCTGACTGGGTGTCAGGTATTGGTGAAAGAGACTGGCGAGATGCGGATAAAGCTCACTGGGATTATTCGGTGCGAGTGTGCCACTGAGTACCCAGACGCGGCCAGCATGTCGGGCGATGCCTTCGGGACCGTAGACGTTCTTGGTCCGTTTAGCTGTTGGATTCTTCAGGTAGTGCCCTTCATCTAATATAAGGACTTCTGGCTTAAACTTAGCGATCTCGTTGCGTAGCGACTCACGACGTAGCATGTCGTAAGACTCTACAATTGATTGCCCCTCGTATCCCCAAAGGGATAGTTCACGTTGCCAGTTTGTCCGTGCAATCGCAGGACAGATGACACATACGCGGGACACCTTTAAATCACGTAGGGCAGTGATCGACACCGGTGTTTTACCGGTGCCCATCTCCCAAAGCAGTAAACGATGTTTGCCTTGGGTCAAGTATTGCACTCCCTTCCGTTGATACGGAAAAAGTGATGACGATTTGTCAATCAATTTGACCTCACTAGGAGACTGTGTTACGAATTTAAGACAGCAAAAATCTTTGCTGTCGTATGAAAGGTCTATTGTACTGCGACTCGCAGGACTGTCAAGACCTTATTTTATATTAACCAATATGAGGACACAATGAGTAACGCGAACCGCGCCGTGCTTGGCCGAATGCTGCGGGAAGAACGGCTCAAACTAGAAATGACCCAAGACGAGTTTGGAAGTTTGATCGGCACCGATAAGAAGAAAATCTCACGACTGGAGCGGGGCATGCAGTTTCCCGATGAGATTCTGATTCAGCTGCTGAAAGAGCGAGGAAGCGAAAAAGTCGATCAGATATTAGAAACGATGTGGGAGATTCGTCGCATCGAAGAAGGCACCCGACGCTTCGGCATTGCTGCCGGGCCGACGGAAAGTTATGCGCGAGAAGACTTGACCAGTTTTCGCGACACGCTTAATTTCATGATCCCTGCTCTCTCGAAAGAAATCAAAGATCTGCGCGACGAAATCAAATATTTGCGCACCGAACTCCATTCAATACCTCAGATGGAGCTTCGCGAAACCGCATAAACAAGAAGAGTGTCATGCCACAACCGCGTAAGGATACTTACTTTCGTAAAGACCGAAACGCGTATTATGGCAGGTATCGAACGGATACAGGTGTTGTTCATCGCAAACTTCTGGAGCTAAAAGACACTACTGCGCTAAGCAAGATTGAGCTTACGCAGAAACTGGCCGAACGGTACAAAGAAGAACACCCGACACTTACTCCACTGACTCCTGTTACCCTTGCTCAAGCAGCTGAGCTATGGTTAGCAGCCGTTGCCGTTGCCCCCCGAACACGGCGAGATTATCGTCTCGCCGTTACTTCATTTCTCTCCGTCTTACCGAAAACACGTCTTAACGAGTTACGCGCAAGCGACAGCGGTTACCTGATTCGCGAGCTAACGGCAAATGGACGCAGCAATGCCACCATTCATTCTTATCTACGCACCACTCAGATCTTTTTGCACTGGTGCGCGGAGCAGGAATGGATGCCGCTACTCAAGCTGCGAAAACCGGCACAGGAAAAAAGAGAAGCACGCGTCTACTCGGCAGAAAACATTCAACGCATTCTGGAGAAACTGGCAGAAGACAAGCGAACCAATCTCTTTCGCATGATTCTGCTAATGCGGTACACAGGTATGCGAGCGGGTGAAGTCTGGTCCCTCCCTCTGCGTCACATTCAGCTAGCTACGAAAGAGTTGCACCTACGTGCGGTGCCGGAATTAGCGTGGAAACCGAAGAAAGGAAAGGAAGCTACTCTGCCGATCGTCGAGAAACTGGCGACGTTTCTAAAAACAGATCTCGCCAGTCGTGGAGAGCAGGAACGCTTTTATCTGGATAAGGGAAACGGAGAACCCGCTTACGTCGGTGTAGCTCAGATGTCGCGAGCACTGCGTCCGACGCTAATCGCGCTAGGAATTTACCGGCAGCAAAAGAGTCTGCACGGTTTTCGGGCTGCGGTGATTACGATGTTATTACAGGAGGGAGTTCCACCGGTGGTGGTGCAGAGCATCGCACGACACGAAGATCTGAGCACGACGATGCGCTACTACAGTCGAGCGGAAGAGAATACGCGAGCAGCACTGGAGCAGCTGTAGGCTGCAAAAGGCTGCAAAAGGCTGCATCAAGGCTGCAGACTAGGAACATCCGGTGTGCTAGCATCGTAGAGCACCACCCATTTCCCGTTCTTTAGTTGCACCTGTTCGGTTTCGCAAATAGTACAAGAAAGGTACGAATTCTCTCCGTCTGTAGCAATTACCAAGGGTTCGCCACAGTGAAAACAGAAATCCGTGATACCGGTAGACCAAAGGGTCAGGCCAGACACTAGCTGCATGCTAACTCTCTGTGTAGAAAAAGATAGAGGAGAATACGGGGAGTACGGAGTGGACGGTGCCTAAGCACCGTCTCCTAGTGAGGGCACCGTTCGCTTTGCCAATCAAGGAGTACAGCATTACACTGCACTTTGCGAATAATGCGCGTTGAGATCTAACCCTTACATGAATGCGGTTTGCTTTCAACTTCTTTTAGCTTTTGCGCGGACGACCCGGTTTGCGTTTTACTTTCGCTTTCGGTTTTAGCGGGGGCTTCACGCGACCGGCAGATGTTCTTCGCCGATTCGGTTCATAGTTCGGTGGCGTCTTTACCCGTAAAGGTACACCGGAATTCGGTGTGCGTCCGTTGTGCATGATAAAGGCAACGTCTCTCTGACGAATCAAGCGTCGCCCCTGCAAGTAGACGACCGGCACCATACCCCGATCGACCCATGAACTGACGGCGACCTGAGTTGCACCCAGCAGAAAAGAAGTTTCTTCGATCGTAAATAGCGGCTCGATGGAATAGTCGATCAGGTCTACCATCTGACGAAACGACTTCTCCAGCTGAGCTTTATTTACTTTCCCGACTTGTCTCCGGATAAATAGCTCTCAGCCGTGTGCTTGATTAGCAGCACTTCATCATCGGTGAACCGGTAGTTCTCTGCGTTCTGCGGATCTTTTAGCACCCGCTCCCAAAGTCTCTGCCACGGTACCATCAACGTATTCAACCGAGTCAGCTGAGCTTTCAGTTCATCGGTGATGTCGAGCTTGAGAAAGTCAAAGATGTTCGCGTTGTTCTCCTCAGTCATTCATTCTCTCCATTTCAATGGTTTTCAGTTTCTCCAAGTAAAGCACGGAGTCCATTAGCTCTTCCTGAAGATGATTGATCCAGTCCAACTTGGATAGATCGTTACGGTCTAGAGTTTTTCCGTAGGCTTGATAGCCGCTAATCGAGCGAGATCGAAAACGGTCGATGATTCGCAGCACATGCGAATCGGAAATTGTCAGTTCCTGTGGCATCAGTGCACTCTCGCAGTATCAGTAGCTTCGGCGAGAACATCCAAGCGATTCAATTCTGAAAGAGCTAGCTGTTCGGGATTTGCGTCTCCGTCGCGAATCATATCTTCGAATTCCACCAAACACTCTGCCCAGAGATCGAATTTATCCTGCAGGGTGAGGGGTAGACGTCCTTCTTTTTCAAGTACATCCGCCAACTCGCGGCTCAGGTACTCGATCAGCAGAAACATGATGGGAGGGGTTACGGAGATCAAGGGACCGAGATCTTCGAGTTCGCGGTCAGATAGTTCTTCCAGTCGCATATTACTTCCTGTAATTCATAGAGCGAATAGCGTAACTTCGCACCGAGGGTTACTCCTATCAGGTGCGTTACGCACAAAGGTTAACTGATCAATCTGGTTGTCGTTGACGAACAGACCACCGTGTTCAAGTGAGTCGAGCAAACACTTGCCGGCGTTATCTAAATCAAAGAGACGACGCGAAGCGGGAAACAGGTGAGCGATCATACCCAGTCGTTCACTTTTCTCAAAACGAGTAGAATGTTCACTGACCAGTTTCTCTACGAAATGTCGATAATCAGTACCTTCCTTACTGATGATTAAGCGGTTGCGGAATTTACGGTAATAACGATTCAGGCTGATAGGTAGCGGGACCGTCAGAGAGACTACCTTACTCATGGAGCATGCTCATCGGCTACGGAGGTCGAAGCGACAGCATCATGCCGCGCTAAAAAGCGCAGAGTGGCATCAATGCGGTTCTCTTCTGTCGGTGAATTCAATCCTGCCGCTCTCCACGCTTTCTCAGGCGGACAGGGACAGACGCCAACGTGCTGACGGTGATAGAAGCACCACGGCTTTTCGCAAAGCTCGCAGTCTCCGTGCATATAGGTACTGATGCACTGCGCGACTTTACGCAGTAACGGCACGGTGTTCAGATCGGCGACGATGTCAGCAAGTGTACGCTTACGCATCTCAAGAGTCGCGGTACTTGTTAGCATGCGGCCTTTCGCAGAAAAAAGTTACAGTTCAGGTTACAGTATTAGAGTATATCGCACTGGTTACCCACACAGGCTAGCTCTGGTTGCTGTCCACGCGAGTAGTCTTCTGTTTCGTAGGCACCCAACTGCGTGTAGTCGAGTGTCGGAAAATTAGCGGCTTCTCGTTCATACTGCTCGCGGGTAATATCTTCATACGGTGCTAACGGGTAGACGTGATCACTCTTGGGTAGAAAAGACAGGCCGGTGATGTGATCAAAGTTGCGATGCACCCACGCACCGACATCCATCCACTCGTCTTCGGCGACGGAGATCGTGGCGCTAACGGAGTGCTCAGCCCAGTTCTGCTTGACGGTCTTCCAGATTTCCAGTGACTCGATGGCGGTGAAATCATGCCTTGTCTTTGCACCTTTCGGTGCCGCAATCGGAAAGGCACAGACCCACGTGTTCGCATCTTTTTCGCTTTGCCCGTTTTCCGGTACAAAGGAAACTCCTTGGTCTTTCATCATGCGAAAGAGTGGATCGGTTGATGAAATGCGCACGCGGCGTAGATAATACGGGGCATGGCGAGAATGTATTCCCGCGCTAGTTGAGTTGCATGTGCTGGATGTACCTTCAGGTTTGACCGTGGTAATCGCAGCACTCTGAGCAATACCAAGAGTCGCGGCAGTCTCTTTATTTGTACTTATCGCACACTCTCGCATTCTTTGCAATAGGTCAGGTGAGTGAGCAAGGTTTGGGTGGTCAAGAATACCGGTCAGACTGACACCCAGCAGACGCTCGCGCTCCGCGTTGGCTTTCCATGCGGGATTTAGCTCATGCAAAAAGCCGAAGTTGGTTTGCGTGGACTGAAGTGTACCAAGCACCGTCGCAATCTGTACCTTCTGCATTAGGTCGGCAGGTTGGTCGGTTGGTCGCACGACTACAGAGGTCAGGTTGCAAAAGGAATTCGCAGGAAGAATTATTTCGCAGCACGGATTGCTGCCTAGACTGTGAATTTCATTTGATAAATCACGCCGGTCTGGTGCACAAGCCAGAGCAGCACTGCGGTTGAAGATACCACGTTCACCGGTGCCACTGGCTACCAGTGAGGACCATTCAGGCAGGAATTCGGTGGCACTGGGTTTGCGGTTGTAGACGGCAGAGTTATTGGAGAGTGAACGGTGTGGATGTGTTTCCCAGAAAGCACCGGTTTTCGCAGCACGCATCTCTTCGTCGTGTAGGTCTGACAGGCTGATTAGCGCCGACCGGCGAACGCCGCCAACGATAATCGACTCGGCGATTTTACAGACAATATCATGCACATCAATGCAGCTGAGCCGCGAACCCCGTCGTTTGTGCACAAGGTTTCGCACGAAGACAAGCGTATCTCGCAGAGGTTCTGGTCCTGATGCCCGACCGCCGAACGTGTTGAGGGGAGCACCGGCTGGACGAATACGGCTGAAGTCCCAGTCCACGTCATAGCCCGTAAACATTGCTACCAGTGTGTTCACCAGTGCCTGTGCCCAGCCTTCCTTGGAATCCTGAATCTGAAACGTAGCCTTGTTAAACATCAACTTGGGTACATCGGGAAGCTGGTCAACGTGGTGACGCTCACAGGAAAAGCCGACGCCGGTCCCGTGCATCAAAAGATACATGACTTCGGCGAATGCGGATAAACGGTCAATCGGAAGATAGGAGCAGTTATAGATTCCGATTGAGTTTTTACGGGCCGCGTCTCCCGCCGTCCACGCTAAGCGCATGCTGGGCATGACCTGCATATTTAGCAGAGCTTCGTGAATCTCGCTCTGTTGACCCCGTGAGAGTCGGCCTTCGGAGATTTCGTCGTAGTAGTCTGCAATTCGACCGACTGCTTCGGGCCACGTTTCGCGCCGCCGCTTTTCCGGCACCCATCTGCTATAGGTTCGCATGAAAATAAATTCTGAAAGTGGGTTCGGAAAATACGTCTCGGTCGCGTTCATGTTGCACCTACAGGAATGAGAGGTTTAAGAAGGGGAAAAAGCTAAAAAGTGTAGGGTAAAGTCGTGCAAGTCTCAAGACAAGAAGAGAAAAGAAATGTGTCTACTCAGTAGTCAGTTTTGTCTGTGTATAGGTAGACTGAGCCTACTATATAGTAGGGAAGGGTGACGCTTAGAGGGGTCGGGTGACGCTTCGGTGACGCTTATAAAGCACCTATCCGTCACCCGTAAGTATTTAGTATTATTGAATAAAAACACTCTGGTGACGCTAGTGACACTTATTTACAACATTTTACGCGTATAGGGGTTTAAGAAAAAGGGGTTAATATGATACGCACGTATAGGGGGAAAAAGTTGCAAATAAGCGTCACTAGCGTCACCCGCTAAAATTATATAATATAATCAGGAGTTTAAGGGTGACGAATAGTAAAATACAAGTGTCATCTAAGCGTCACCAAGTAGGATTAAGCGTCACCCGATACGTGCGAGGGCAGAGACTAGGCGGGAAAGCGCGAAATTTTCCGCGCTTCAGTTCGCGGAAAAATTCGCGGTTTTTTTTTATTGATAAAGCCGAGGTGCTGAACTTCCACTGAAGACTTGTACGCGGTCGATCACTTCGACGGCAAACCAAAGGCTACCATCGTGTGGGTGAGGGAGCACCCACGCATCCTGCTTTTCACTGGTCATCGTGGTGACCAGACTTTGTGCAAACGCTTTGTGCTTCTCCGGTACCTCCGTCAGCCCGTGAAAGCTGACGAACTTCGATGGCTCTTTTGCTCCGCGAAAGTCTGGCTTTGCGTAGCGCCAGAACTTGTAGGTCGTAATCTCAGCCCACCGTGTACGTGGTGGTTTAGTTGGTCTGCCTTTTTGGGGTGCAGCTGGTGGTGTGATGGATTGTGTCCGTGTTTCTACGTTTCGTTTGTTCATGGTATGTCTCACTAGGAGGGTTAATAAACGCTAAGCCCGTGCTAAATTGCTAAGCTCAGCATCGAGCATATGCGTTGGCATATGCTCTGTGCTATTCTCAGCCGTGCAGGTAGTCCACGAAAGCGACTAGGCACGCCCCGCGTGGGCTAATTACATACTGGTCACCGTAGTCATACACGTCCGCACGCATACCTGACCACCCGATAGCGGCCTTGACGCGGCGAATGATTGCGCTCTGCTTTCCCCAAAATGAATTGGGTAGCTCTATTTCCTTGCGTTCTACCCAACTATAGTTTCCGGACCATCGATCACCAAAAGTGTCCGTTACTTCGATTTTTAGTTTCATGCGGCGTGCTCCGTGCTCATGATCTGTGCTAAAGCTGTCTGAAACTGATCATCAGGCAGGACCGTTACATTTAGACCGCCTAACCACTGACCAAGATGCTTGGATGTGGTGCGGCTATATCGCTCAGCGGTGCGAATCCATGCTGAGTCAGGTGATTCCTCCCAGTACGCCGCCACCGGCGTTTCATAAGAGAAAAAGATGATATTGCGTCCAACATGTACTTCCGTTCGATTCGGTCCAAGTAATTTGAGCTTGAATTTCATAGTGCCTCACTAGGATTCAGGTTGCTTGTGATGCTCTCACCATGAGAACATCATCAGCAACCCGCATTTTCTGCGGGTTGGAGAGTGACACCCGCTAAAGTGCCGCTAATTCGTCCGTCAGTTGCTTTAAAGCCTCACCCATGCTCAGCCCTTCATTTTTCTTTAAATCGTCACCACGGCGATTCTGAGAATCCTCAGAAGCATTCCCACGGTTAAAGCCGTGCGAGTCGTGCGACATTTTATCATGCCCATAGAATTCACGGTATTGCGTGCGGTTTGTTTTGGAAGGTTTGATTGGCACGTACTCGCCGACGAAGTGAATTGTTATCACACCGGCGTTGAACCAGCTACGCACCTTCACCAAGTTTGCGCCGCTATTTTTTAAAAGCTCACGCGCTTTCGCTTGCGCTTCTGGTTCTTCGCCCATCGCGTCGATGGAAGGAAAGTTTTGATACGTGCCGTGATTGCTTAGAAATGAAATGAATTTGGGTTGCATGGTGCTTCTCACTAGGAGGATTGAAGAAACGCGGCGAAAATCTTCGCCGCATGGTCCTACTTTATTAACGAGTCTTACGAGTGTCAAGACTTTATTGTGAAAAAATTATTCAGCTATGTTTTCAGTAGCTTGCACCCACCAGTCCGGTGCTGTGCGGCCACGGTTCCAAGTTGCAAAGCGGACTTTCTCGCCCAGATAATAAGCGCGATAAGCGGCCACGTAATCGCTACCCGTGCGCTTGTATTGTTCAGGCATTGCCTGTGCTGGTGTTGTAAAACCTAGTTCCGGCTGATGTATCGGCGTGATGTAAAGCGCGTCGATCAACATTCCTCTGCACTTGTGATCTTGCGGTCCGAATCGCGTGCGGTATTCGTTGCAAAGCTCAAAGGCATGACGCCAAAGCCAGCAATAGTTTGACCGGCTTGTTATCACCCACTTGGTGCATGGGTGATGCGCGAACGCGGCCTTATACATGCGCGGAGAGCTTTCAGCTGAACCATAAAAATGATGCGCCGTGCTAAGCATCTGACAACTTTCGAGAATCATCTTGACGACGTGTTTATCACATAAATCTTGTGCCGCTTGCGCGGCGTCTTTGTCTACCATAAAAATGTTCATGAGTGCTTCTCACTAGGATAGTTAGGGAAACGCTAAGCACAATAAGCTCAGCATCGAGAGCACGGCTTTCGCCGTGCGCTCTGTGCTAGGCTCAGTCTGCTTTTTTCAGTAAGCCAGATTGATCGAGTATAGTTTTTAATCGATCCACGGCGCTACGTGCATCGGCTACTAGCTCGCTTTCTCCCAAACAGATATCGAATTTCTTATCTATTAGTTGGCGGTAAATCGATTGACCATACCCCCAACCGTTAGAGCGTGGACTGATAAACTCATGAAATTTTTCTGCTGGTAATTTTTCACGTGCAGAGAAAAATCCGCGCCGAAACGCGGATGGGTGTCCGATCAAGCTTGCTAAGCGTTCAGGCAAGATCTTTTCACCAGCTGACTTTGCAGGAAAAGAAAAAATAGCGTGCGAACCTTTTGCACCGCGTTTGCCTTCTGCAAATTTACCGCTTGATGTAGTTTGACTGTAAACCGTGATTTCTACTTGATAGCCGTGAGACTGTAGAATTTCAGTCAACGCCGTGGCAATCACGCCGCGCCACATTAACTGATTGGCCTGATAAAACGCGCTACAAGAGATATTTAAACCAAGACGCACAATCTTGGAACGCTTCGCCGGTGTGTCGCGTTCTGGGTATTGGTACCAGTGGTTTTCCTCACCAGCTAAAAACGCGTCGATGTCAATCTCATCGCCCTCATCTTTTAGCTCACACTCTTGAACCTTGCGCAGACTTGCAACGGTGCCTTCAATCTCTTTGCACATCTCCGCCGCTTTCGCGGCTCCCTCGCTCCAACCATTGCGCATTAAATCTTCCCACTCTTCTTTGGTTTTAGTGCCGTGAAAATCTAAGCGGCCGGATTCACCGCTTGAATTGAAATCATGCTTTTCACCGGCTAACACGTGGCCTTCGCATCGGTCAACATAACCAGAGATCGCCGTAAAATTTATCCAGTCTTCGCGGCTTGCGGCGGTGCCAGTAAACCGCTTAGATCCTTTGATTTCTTCAATCTTGAATTGCATTTTGTGTCTCACTAGGTTGTTAAAATTAAGCGCGTGCGTTGCCGATCGTATACAACATGCCTTGCACGTCTTTAGCGTGTCCGCGCCAGATCAAGCCGGTGCAAAGATCTTTCAAGCATACACCTGCACCGATTAACTTAGCACCATCACGCACGGCGCGGCTGGATACCCATACGCGATTAGCTGAGCCGTTGCGTCGCGCAGACCGTACAACGTGTAGCCATTGCTCTTTGGTTGGCACGTCTGAACCGCGTAGCGTGTCCGCGCTTTCATCGGCTTTAGCGGCACCAATTAGCGCCGCTTCGAACGCTTCATCTACAGGCCAATGAAGAAAAAAGAATCTATCAAGAGTTGATGCGTCGATTTGTTGCGCGGCACTGTATTCGGCGTCTGCGCCGTTGCCAACAGTATTTGCACCGGCAATGACGATACAGTCAGCATGCTTTTCAATCACGCCGTCCGGTGTGACGGCAAACCCGTTATCAAGCGCGGCGTTCAATGACTTCAATACATTGTCATTGGCGCAGTCAATCTCATCTAAAAGAATCACGCCACCGTCGCGATACACGCGAATAAATTGCGATTCGTGATACTCGCCGCGTGCGTCGCGAATACCGAACAAATCGCCCTTACTAGACTGGCGCGAAAACGCTACAAAGCCGAAAGACAATTCAAGCGCGTCCGCTACGGCTTTAGCGGCGCTTGTTTTACCTGTACCGGCGGGACCATAAAGCCAAACATTTAGCCGCGCCGTGGCTAGCTGCAGCAATTGCGAAAAATACTTATGCTGGATTCCTACGTTTTTGAAGTCACCGCTAACTTGCTTGACTTCGATTTGTTTGATTGCTGGCGTTGCGTGTTGCTTGATCAAATCAATAACACGCGTCTCATCAAGCTCAGCTTTTGGTGCCGTAAAACCAGTAGCTTGCAGTGCTTGTGCAATGGCTTGTGTAAGTTGATTGTCTGCGCTATTTGTGGCCGGTTGCGTTGCTGGCGGTGTTGCTGGTATTTCTTCGATTTTCTCGCCGCTAATCAAAGCGTGCGCGGCGTTTTCAGCTGCATCAAAATTATTTAAAACATACGGTTGGATAACTTTAATGCAATCAATTTTACTCAGGTAATTTGTGGCAACCGAATTGCCTTTAAAATATCCAGTTTTACGCACGGCGCGGCGTAAATCGTTTAGATCTAAACTGGCAAGATCAGTGAATGAAGAGATTGTCTGGTTATCGAGTTCAATTTGCATTGCGTGTCTCACTAGGAAAATTAGTTGCCGCGAGATTGCGGCGAAACGGTTGCAACCTGCTTGATCTCAAGCATTGCGGTCGATCCTTATATATAGTCGCAAGAGTGTCAAGACAATCTTGTGAAAATAATTTTGTGTATCCTGAAATTTGAATAACTTAAAAGCAGGTAAAGACTGGCTTAAATGCCTAAATGATAAATATTGCATCACGTATTCATTTTGTCGCCGTTATCTTGCGACTTTACGCAAAATTAAATATGATTAGCGGCGCTATAGCATAAAATTTAATCATTTATTTACGGATTTAAATGTATGACTAGTTTAAAGCGTGAAAAACGCGATAGAAAGGGCGAAAACGCTCGCAAAGATTCAATTCAGCGCAGTAAAATTTCGCCGATCGATGTAAACTTAATTGAATCACCACAACAAAGTAATGACGTTTTTGAAGCTAAACAACAGCTAATAGAACGCGCAAAAAAGAAGCGTTTAGCATTGCTTCAAGAAATGGACGTTCTTTGGGCTGCGGAGCAATATAGAATTCAATATGAAAACGCGAATGCTAAAGAGGACACGCGCGGCGCAGTAACAGCCCTTAACTCTTTACTTGATCGGCTTAAAATATTCGAAAGACTAAGCGCGGAACAAATCAAACTTAAAGCCGATAAATGGACGCTAACAAATACACGTCAAATGCAGTTAGATTTGGCGCAACATGCCATTCAATCCGGCGACTTAGGATTGGCGGCGCGAATGATTGAGCAATTATCCAAGCATGCGCCGGAAACGAATGACCTGATTGAGTATGAAAGTCAATTAAATCAGTTACTTGACACTCAATAGAATAAGTTCCATATCGTATATTATCGGCCTCATAACGGTAAAGACGTTTTAAAAGCTCATGATTTCAGTGACTTAGCGGATTACGGTGCGAACGCTTGAAAAAAATGTTCGCACGTGCCGCTAATCACGCGCCAGACCACACCCCCCCCCCCCCAGGACCACGACCCCCACCCCATATAATTTTTACCTCCCCTGAGCGATTTTTATACACAGGCAATTTTGTAACGTAATATGTTGCAACTTGTAACTTACAGTGATACAATATGCACCAAAATAGAGTAGAACTCCTTGAAGTATGCGGTTCTGATTTCTCTCACGCCCGTGCGGCATGGGCTTCCACGAATGCAGAGATAGACAAGAACCCGAATTACAAGTCACCTGATAAAATAGCGAATCTTTTAAATTACTTAGCCGACCATAATCACGGAACACCCTTTGAGCACTCGCTACTCAGCTTTCGTGTAACCGGTGACATCGCTTCCCACATTCACTGCTTAAAGCATCGCACCGGAGTCTCGATCAATTGCGAGTCTGCTCGATATAAGGAACTAAAAGAGGATCTATACTATCTACCTGATGATTGGCCGGATGAAGAATTCGCAGCTGCCCAACAGACGATTGAGCACTGCCATGCTCTTTATCATCAGCTAATCGAGCGGTTGGAACCAGTAGTCGGAAGAAAACGAGCAAAAGAGTCAGCCCGGTTGGTGCTGCCCTATGCACATCAGCTGCGGTGGGTGATGTCGATGAACTTTCGGGCTTTTGTTCACTTTTATACTTTACGGGCTGCATCGGACGCGCAGCTGGAGATTCAACAAATCGCCGAAGGAATGCTAAAGCTGATTCGTCAAACGGGTAAGTTTCAGCACTCTCTACGCGCACATTCATTGATTGAATGATTACCGATAAGTACAGGGAGATTTTACAGAAGCTCAAAGACGATCCCCTCTTTTACTTCGAGAAAATAATACGGATCGAACGCTTTGGAAGCGGTGAGCTAATTCCCTTTGTACCAAACGATGTACAGAAAATTCTCCATTATCGGTGTGAAGACCAACTCAAGCGGACTGGTCTGGTTCGACGGGTGGTGCTGAAACCACGGAGATCCGGGTTGAGCACGTACTGCTTATCCCGTTTCTACCGTGCGAGCACTTTCTCGCAACAAAAGCGAATCGCGATCGTTGCGCATGATGACGATACCAATCTGACCCTCTTTAATATGGTCAGAACGATGGAGAGAAATCATCCTGCCCCGCTAAAACCGAAAGTTGGTTACTCAGGTAAGAGAGAGTTGCACTGGCAACAACTGAACACACGTTTTCGTCTCGGTACTGCTGGAGGTTCGGAGATTGTCGGTGACCAGATTTCCTTTCTGCACTGCAGTGAGGTGTCCCGTTGGGGTAATTCTGCAAGCGATTATGCTTCTGCTCTGCTCAAGAATGTAGCGATTGCAGACGGGACAGAGGTGCTATTTGAAAGCACCGCACGCGGCGTAGGCGGTTTCTTCTATCAGATGTTCTGGGATGCTTACGAAAACCAGTCTCGCTCCGGTTACGAAGCAGACTTTTTTCCTTGGTTCGTTTTTGAATCATATACGAAGCCTTTCATTGATGAAGCGGAGAAGGAGGCGTTTCGCGAGTCCATTGGCAAAGATCCACGCTACGGTGGCGAAGAGGAACTACGCTTACTCGATGAAACCGTAACCTACGAAATCGGTGAACAGGGAAACTTAGCGTTCGGAGTAACCCTTGAGAATCTACATTGGCGAAGGCAAGCGATTGACATCAACTGCCAAGGCCGACTGGAAGACTTTCATCAGGACTACCCGACAACTGCGCGAGAAGCATTCTTAGCATCCGGTCGCATGGTTTTTGAGCGCAACCTGCTGGAGCGCATGCGACAACGAATTGACTATGCACCGAAGCCAACGCGTTTCGATCTTCCCGTCAACCGCTTTGCCAATGATACTTCGAGTGCCCTGCGATACCTGATTGAACCGCAGGAGTTTGGTGAGCTAGAGATATTTCGGGAACCGACTGCCAACGGTGAATATCGTATCGGAGTAGACGTTTCCGAAGGAATTGAAGTCAACGATCGTGATACGGACTGGTCGGTCGCCACGGTTTTGGATGCTCTATCCTACGAACAAGTCGCGCTACTGCGCACGAAAACGGACCCGGACCTGTTAGCGTGGAAGCTAACGACCCTTGCTCAGTATTATAATGAAGCCCTGTTGATCGTTGAACGTAACAATCATGGACTGGTTACACTGCGTTCCCTGCTGGATAAACATCACTACGCTAAGCTCTATCATGAGATTAAGCTCGATGAACGGGGTATGCGACGGACCAAGCGTGTAGGGTTTCTGACAACGATTCGCAGCCGACCGCAGTTGGTTGATGTACTGAGAGAGTTGCTGCGAAACGAGGATCTGCTGGTGCGATCACCGAAGATTCTGGATGAGTTGATGACGTTCGTAGTGTTACCCAATGGCAAGGAAGCAGCAAATTCTGGCAGTCATGATGACTGTGTAATGTCACTTGCACTAGCTGCTTGGGGGTGCTTAAAAAGCCCGTCGATCTATAGGAATACGGCTTTTGACGCACCAAAGCCTGAACCACAAAAACGTAACCTTTTTGCTCATGTTACACCACGGTGATTCCGCAATTTCTGCTTAAAGAAATCTCACTGACACCCCCAATGAGAGTTCCAACTATGGCAATTGAAGAGCTTCATTCGATCTTGGATGATGTTCGGGTTTTCGTGGAGAGATCGCGAGAGCAAGAATATGAGTCTTTTGCAGCCGTCGAAATGCACAGCAATCTGTTGGATGACATTGAAGAACTGATTGACGAGTACGAAGACGAATACGTTGAAGACGATGACGAGGATTTAGATGATTGAGCAAGCCCAACCAAGTTATCCCGGTATTGGGCAAGACTCTCTTGCACAATTAGTTCGTGAGAAGTTTGACCGTGCACGGGAATACCGGCAAGCGATTGAATCCGATCGTTGGTTACCCGGAGAAGACGCCTATAACGGTATTTTTCCGGATGCTCCGACCTATACGCGAACCAGTGATCGACCACCTTTCATGGCGATCACACGTCGTGAAGTCGCCAGTGCACATATTAAGATCAATGCGTTGATGTTTCAGAACGGAGAAATCCCGTTTGTCATTCAACCGACGCGGTATCCCCGTTTCGTTCCGTCAGATATTCATCAGTTTGCTGATGGCATGGCTGAAATGTCAGACCGTGAACGGCGTCTTTATCTGGATGAACTGCGTAAGGAACTGCCGATTGACACGATTCTACGAGATCGTGCGAAAAACATTGAAAATCGCATTCGAGATGTACTGGATCGCACGGATTTCACCAATGAAATCTCGAAATGTATACATGAATTGATACTGCACGGTACCGGAGTCATGAAAAGTCCGGTGCTCATTCATCGTAATTATCCGGTTTATCGTGGTCGCTATGCCAATCGACTACAGAGGATCGAGTCAGCCATTGAGCAGGAACTACTTCCGGCCAGTAAATTTGTCAGTATTTTCAATCTTTATCCTTCTCCGGAAGCCGAAAGCCTAGAAGACGTTAGCTATATTATCGAGCGCAAGCAGCTGTCTTCCGTGCAAGTTCGTCAGATGTTGACGGAACAACGTGGTTTTGATCTGGAAGCCGTTTCTGATGTGCTGGAACGTCGGGTCTATTCCAAGGGCAATGAAATAGCGCAGCCGCTAAATCCGCATCAGGAAAGCTACACCGAAGAAGAGAAAGAGTACGAGTTACTTGAATTTTGGGGGGTATTAGACCAAGACGATCTGGAAGGCTACATCGACACATCCGAGTTGAATAACCTGAGTGTCTTGCCCGTCTGCATCTATGTTCTGGGTGACAGAACAGTCAAGGCCACGCTCAGCCCGTATGACGGTATGTTGCCGTATCACTTTGGTTACTGGCAACGGGTACCGCACAGTATCTGGGGTGACGGAGTGTTCTGGAGCATTCGGGATGTACAGTCCCTGCTAAATTTTAGCATGGCGATGTATGTCGAAGGCAAACAGATTAGCTCTTTACCGATGGCCGGTATGGATGCAAGCCAGTTAGCGGCGAATGAAGATCCAACGGATCTTTATCCGGGCAAGATCTTTCAGTTTGCTCCGGGTTCGGATGTCGGCAGTGCCTTTAAGCCAATCGTGATTCCGGATGTGACTCATGGCCTGATGGATATGATGCAGTTTCTGCAGAGAGAAGCGAATCTTTCCAGTGGACAATCACCAATCGGCATGGGCCAGACCGCACCTTATCAAACGCGTACCGCGACCGGTATGAGTATTCTGAACACGAATGCGCAGAAACAAACGGCGTCGGTTGTTCAATCGATCAGTAACATATTACGTGGTGCGATCAACGGAATCTATCGGTGGATCTTAGTGGATACGGATGATCCGAATCTTCATTGTGATGCCGAAGCACTCTGTACAGGTTACGACCGTTTTGTCGCCGAAGAAATTCACAATCAACAGATGCTTCAGTTTCTGCAGACCGTCATGAACATTCCGGGCTTGACGGAGCAACTGCGCATGGATCGTTTCGCTAAGCCCATGCTGCGAGCCTTCAACATGAATCCAGATGAGATGCTAAAGACTCCGGAAGAAATGCAGCAATCTCAACTGCAACGTGAAGAAGCAGCCCAGAAGCAGATGCAGATGGAAGCGCAGAGTAAGGCGCTATTAGCACAGATTGATCAGCAGAAATCAAAGCTCGATGCTGCTCTGGAAGAGAGAAAGTCAATTGGCGAGCAACGCAGAGATCTTGAGATTCGCAGGATTATGAACCTGATGGAGAACGGACAAGATCCGGGTCCGATTACCGATTTTACAGATCTTAGCGTGATTATCCGTGAAGAACTGCAGAAGCAAAAGATGCTGGAAATGCAACGCCGCGAGCAACTTCGTGCGCAGGAAATAGAACGAGATCTTCAATTAGCACAGCTGGAAGACGCCGAGTATGCAGAACTACAACGCTCACAAGCCCGGTCAGGTGCACCCGCTAACACCGGAAGAGGTGCGAATCCTTCGGCAGAGTCCGATGTGGTTGCATCTGGAAGAGTACCTGAACTACCGAATTCAACAGGAGTCTCATCTGGCCCTGCAGCCGGTCAACCCCGACCAATGTAAGGACCATAATTTACGTGTCGGCAAGATTCAGGCTTTTCGTGAGATTCTGAATTATCCCGACGCATCCTCATCATCTAAAAGAGTATGACCTCCGAAACAGTGGAAGTTACGGAAGAAGTGCAGAAGGAAACCCCTTCACCCCAAGAATTCTGGAGCAAGCTAATCGAACCCGGTGCCAAGGTGGAAACCCCACCCGAAGTACCAGAGGTAGTAGATGAAGAACCAGAAGAACCAGAAGAACCGGAAGTTGAGGAAACGAAAACGGTGAAAGCCGAACCGGAAGACCCGTTAGCGAGTGACCCCAAGCTAGCGAAACGGTTTCGAGATTCACAAGCTTTCATTTCGCAGCTAAAGCAGGAAAATCGCGATCTCACCAATCAGGTGGGAAAGCTCTCCGAGCAGATGAAGGAACTAAGCCGTTCGATGCAGACTGCGCAGACCCCGCAAAATGCTCCGGTAAAGCAACCTTCGAAGCAAGAAGTAAATGATGTGATGGCGGAAGTGATGGCTTCCCTTCCCGATGAAGTCAAGGATGAGGTGCAGACCTTTCCGGAGCTTTTCAAGGGAATCGATGCCCTGATCAAGCACCATCTGTCATCTGCGAACAAGGAGATTGAAGAAGACATTGCTGAAGTCCGCCGAAGTCGTCGTGAACGTGTTGTGCAAAATAGTCTACGCGAACGTCATAATCTGGCTAATTCGCAGCTAGGCATCACCAATGCCGCGCAGTTGGACTTGGATGACGGAACTTTCGCCCAGTGGGTGCTAAGTGAACCGTGGCGCAAGAACGTCGTGATGGATTTCGAGAATCCGAAAGGATTTGTTGATTTGCTTCGTAGCTTTTTCTACGAGTATCCGGAACTTGCCAAGTCAAGTAATCCACATACACCCCCCGTAGATGAAGAGCAACAGAAAGCAGACGCTAAAAGAGATGAACGACGAAAGCAAGCTAGTCATTCGATACCTGCTAAACCTGTTACACGTACTCCTCAAAAGCCGAAAACAGTACAAACGCCTGACGATAAGCAATTGTTATGGCAGCAATTAACAGCAAAAGTTAGCTAAGAGGTTAAAATGGCTTATACAGTTAGTAACTACGTCAACGTAACAGGTCAAAACCTGTACGGAGACTTGAGCGTGGAAGACGCGCTTACCATTCAGTCGAAGATGTTGCCTGTGGCAAAAAAGCACCTGACTTTCGCACGTTTCGCGCAGAAAGACACCAAGGGGCAGAACCAAGGGAACGTCATTCGCCATCGCCGCTACAAGAAATTTCCCCTTTCAGATCAACCACTTGGAGAAGGTGTGACTCCTGATTTCGACGTGCTCGAATCAGAAGTGATCTCACATACTGTTCGACAATATGGGCGGTACGTGCCGGTGACCGATCTGATGGAAATTCTTGGGCAAGACCCCTATATCAGCATCATTACAGAACGCCAAGCGCAACAAGCTGCAGAGACAATGGACCTGTTGGCTTACAAGCACTTTAGAGCACCTGCTAATGTAATTTACACCAACGGGGCATCCCGTGCAGCTGTGAACACCAAGCTCACCGTTAGTGGTAACAACTGTCCACAGTTAGACTCTGCTATTCGTTTTCTTGAGGGCAATGATGCCGTTAAGATGACCGAAATGCTAGCAGCTACTCCGGACATTGCTACTACACCAATTCGGGCTGGATTCATTGCCATTTGTCACCCGATTTTACGGCAGGATCTGGAAGCGATTCCTGATTTTGTACCGGTTGAGAAGTATTCTGATTCCGGTGCTGCAATGGAAATGGAACTCGGAAGCTACAAGGGTGTTCGATTTATCGGTACTACACAGGCAACCGCGTTCGAAAATTCTTCTGGCAACACTTCAACCGGTGCTGGAGCAACAGGTGGTACTAATGTTGTGGAGAATGCTACTTACGCCGATGTTTATCCGATCGTAATCTTTGCGAAAGATAGCGTTGGAACTGCCACCATCGGTGGTATGGATAGCATCATTCCCAAGGTAGTTCGACCAACTCCTAGCGGCACAGACCCCTTGGGTCAACGCGGTACCGTTGGTTATACATTTATGTTTGGAAGCGTGATTCTTAACGAGGATTGGATGGTTAGCATCGAGACAGCTGTCTCCGCTCTAACTGCTCCAACTGCCGGTACTTACTACGCGTCCAATAGTTGATTGATTCGCCGCTAAGTCGTGCGACTCGCAGAACTTAGCGGTAATTTCTAGCTCAAAGGAGTTATTATGAAGAATGATAAAATGCAAATGAGTTACGTGCCTCAGACTACTGAGCATAAACTCATTTCTTCGAACGGTACGTTCGACTTTACGCTTCCTCATGGAGCCATTGTAGAAGATGTAGTAGTTGTTAAGAAAGTATTGGATTCAACGGCAACTACTGCCACTTTGAATATCGGTACAACAGCTGCTCTTGGAGGCAATGCTGCGGCGGCGAATTACTACACAGCTACAGCTATCGATATTGATACCACTAATGGTACAGTTGGTGTGGCCAGTATTGATGCAGATAAGATGATGGAGCCTGTCGCTAGCAACCGTGTTGTGCGAGTGACTACTGCTAATCTTACAGCTAACAGTGTCGCACGAATTTATGTCTGGGTAAATTATCGATTTGCCCCTCAAAACTACGACGTAGCCAGTGGACAAGTTTCCACACCTACTCGCGTAGTCTAACCTTTTTCGTACAAGCTGAATTGCACCTTAATTCAGCTTGTACATTTTACTTCTTTTTACTATAATAGTGGCGTTTTCATGGATTTCTCATACGCTCCCAATCAGGCCCAGAGTTATTTCAATTCCGGAACTGGAAAATTCCGGCAACTCCCTGCCAACAAGTCTCTCGCTCCCGAATGGGATGGAGAAACTTCTAACATTCCTCCCGGTTTCGGCGTCATTCGAATCGAGAACGGACGCGAACAGTTTGAAACCGAAGAAGTCAGTGTCTCCGTCAACGGTTATAGCGTCGTCATTCCCCGTGGATCGGCTCGCATTGTCTCCGCCGTTCACATCAATCGCTTGATGGAATGCCGCACTACTGAATACACACAGACTCAGTTCTACAAGCCACCTGAAGGTTTTGTTCGTCCACGCTTTCCGATTACGGTGATCGTGGAACCAAAGGACATGCCGGTACTGGTAGATAATGAGACTGCTACCGAAGTCAAAGCGGAAAGCAAGGAAGTTCGCGCACCGCGAAAAACCAAAAACACATTGACAGTAGGCGAAAATGAGCTTGATGCTGGGTGACATTCGTACACGGGCAAAACGGTTATTGCAGGATACTAATGATAGCAATCGCCGTTGGCCTGATGCTGAGCTAAATGATTATATCTTTGATGCTCAGCACGAATTCATTCGGTTGACAGGATACCCCCTGCACACCACAGGGGTTTCCTTGTCTGGGTTGACAGCTGAATACAGTATTCCTACTACGCTAATGACGCTAAGACGAGCACGTGTACGCAATCGTGCTGTCGAGATTCCGATTATTAGTCCCGCCGTGTTGGATGAAAGCATTGTTTTTCTGAATGAACCGGTCAATTCCGATTGGAAATCACAGACCGGACCTATTCGCGCTCTGGTGGTAGAGCACCAATCCTCTTCTACATTTCGACTTTTTCCGATTCCCTCCGGAACGATCTATACCGAAGTTAGCGCGACGCTAAATTCGACAACCACAATCACCGTTGCTGCCGGTCAAACCACAATTAGCGTCGGTATGGTGGTGAGCGGCACCGGCATTCCTACGGGAACCTACGTGGCAAATGTCAACGGGACGACTATTACGTTGAGCAACGCAGCCACCGTTAGCGGTACTCAGACGCTAACTTTTGTTTCAACCAACATCTTTTCTCCGCAGCTACTGCAGATACCGACGACTGATATTAACGATATTAGCGGCACGGATCTCTCCTATGACAGTTCCAATGTATTTCTCGGAACTGCCGTTACTTTACCCAGTATTGAGTTGCAGGGAGTTCGACAACCACCACGCAATGCTTTGCAGGACTCTGCTGATGGAGACAATGATGTGCCGCTAATTGGCATGGCCTACCATGAAAGCCTTGTCTACGGCTGCGTTGAACGTGCGTATCTAAAAGAGAATGAGCTAAGAAATGTTCAAAAAAGTGAGGAGTTTCGACGGCGTTTTCTGGAATACGTTGCCGATGCTCGGCGCACTGAGCCAGAGAATCGCATACGTCGAGTTGGCGGTGCTAATCGTGTGCGAATGAAACTATCGAGTCGGTGGATATGACAGTATCAGTACAGGGAACCGGTGGTGAGACGGTAGTCTTTCAAACACGAAAAATAACAGGGGATGATCTCGAAACCAACGCAGCCTTGTTGGATTTGGATGATATTCCCATTCCTTCTGCCATCAACACTGCCAAAGGCTATACTACCTTTAGCCAGTTCTACAACGATCTCCCCGACAACACAGATATTCAAGGGCCACAAGGGCCACAAGGCCCAGC